GGCATGATAGGACTCTGCCTTTTTTTTATGGTAAATGGATTTACGATTCGAGAGGTAGCGTTTGCGTACTGGCAAAATATTAACCGTCCGGAACTGTTGGCATTATTTTCCGGATATATATGCTTAATGCTTGTTATCTTCGGCACGTTTATTCTCCAATTAAGCCCTCACAATTATTATGCGGTAACGATCTTTGCATTATTAAATAACGAGAAACTACTAAAGGAGGAGTTGTAATGAGAAGAATCATATTAATCATGGTGGCAATCCTAATTTGTGCCGGTAGCGCATCAGCAGACCGAAGGATTTACTCGGTTGAATCAGCTACGAACGAGACTGTATTTAATGTTCCATCTACGAATACTCTTTATACAAAGGCGTTTTGGATCAAGCGTCAGGGTGACGTTGATATGGGCGTGATGTATAAGGTCACAAACGCCGGAACGATTGATATTAATATCGACTTTGAGCAGGGGTACACTTATCCTGCGACAGAAGGATCAGCAAGTGATTATTTCAAGGTCACTAATCATGTGGATACGGAACTTGTCGATCAGCTTTGGCATCTGGCTACGGTTGATAGTGTTGCGATGCCTGTCGGGAGGTTTAAGGTCACAGGAGAAGGAAGCAATGATGTCGATACAATGCTACAGATCAAAGTTGGAAAGGAATAATATATGAAAACAGCACATTTCCAAAGAAAGCCAATTACGGCTTCACAGGCATTGGGGACGGCCGCCTTATCAAAGACGACGGCAATCGCCAGACAGTTTAAGTTGGAAGAGGTAACTCTCCATGCTTCACAAGCTATTTCTGAAACTGTCATAATCACAAGAGATTCAGCTAATGGTGTGAATTACGATGCTGTTTTGGCAAGAAGAACGATGGTTGCTGAAACTGATTTCGTATTTCGTCCACAGGGAGAGTGTAATTTCTTGGCAGGTGATGAGTTGAAGGTCACTTGTACCAATGCCAATGGAGTTGGAACGGTATATTTAGAGATCAAAACATCAGAACTTTAGGGGTGAATTATGGCAAAACAAACATCTAGCCAAAAGCTATTGGATATTGAAAAACAACGGCTTGAGGTTGAATTAAGGCATAATCGTCTTAAAAACCAAGTTATTAAAGATGAGATTCGTAAGAATAATGTGAGGAAGATTCATATTGAGCGTGAAATTATTGATCTTACTAAGGAAAACATTAAGGTTGGGAAGGAAAATAATGTTTTAAAAGAAATTAATACTAAGCTGCATAAAGAGATCGATATAATCACTAGGAAGAACGAGTCGGAGAGGCGTGATATTGAGATGGCGAAGAATGGAGTTCTATCCAAAAGTGAGAAACTAGATTCTGAAATAGAAAAAACAAAAGCGGAGAGAAAGAAATATTCCGACGCTATTTCTTTGGCAGATAGCAAGAAGAATGAATATCTGAGAATACTTGAAAATACGGTTGTAGAGAAAAAAAATGTTGAGAAGTTAAGGTCGGAGTTATCATCAAGCATTAATAGTTATAATTCAAACATGATTGATCTTGACCAGAAGATACGCTTTAACACAGTTTTACGAGAAGAGCATATTTCTAAGAAGAACGAGTTGGAAGAAACTAAGAAACGTCTTGCCTCCGAATTAGAACAGGTTGTTGTTGATCAGAAAGTTCTTAATGCCAAGAAACAAGAGGTTGATCGTGAGCGAGATTTGTTTATTAATAAGCAGGCTGAACTAGAGGTGAAGATTATAGAATACGAGAAAGAAAAAATGGTTTATGTTGAGATGCAAAAGTCTATTGATGTTAATATCGCGGATCTTGAAAATGAAAAGACACGAATTGAGATTCTTCGGTTAAGAGTAGACAAGATAATAAGAGACAAGAAAGAAATCAAAGAACTGGAATCACTCAGGAAAGAACTGTCAAAATGAAAAAACTAATCTTTGTACTATGTTTGTTATTGGCGACTTCTGCCAACGCTCAGGAAATCTTTACTGATGGCAGAACTACAGCAGGGTTTATTGTCCAAGACGAAGGAACATCTATAAGTCAATCTCCATACCTGAACTTTACAGGTGCGGGCGTAACAGCGACGAGCGATAGCGTAAAGACTTATGTAGCTATTACATCAGGAAGTGGTGATATATCCTCTGTTGGGCCTTCTTGTACAACAGGATCTTGTTTGGTAGATGGCGATGACAATGAAACGATTATGGTTCTGGAAGGTGATAGTGATAACACAGAAGAGATCACAATTAAGGTTGAGGATCCGGATAGCGATACGACGATAACTATACCGGATGACAAGGATGGTTATTTTGCCGTTACAGCAGGAGCGTTGACGAGTGGTAAATGTGTTGAACTTGATGCCTTTGGTCGTTTTGTTGCATCAGCTGATCCTTGCCAGAATCCGTCTGGTGGTAATGTCACCGGAACTGGAAACGTCACCGATCATTCATTCGCCAGGTATGACGGTACAACCGGACTCATTATCCAAACAGGCGACACCGTTGAAGATGATAGCGGAAACGTGACAGTCAATGGTGATCTGACAGTAACAGGAGCGATTTCTTCGGGAGCATCCGGAAGATATATTATAAATGAAGGTCTTTATGTAAATAATGAAGCAGGAGCAACAGAGACTCATGATTTTAGAGTGAGTGGCGATACTGTTACGTTAATTGAGACAGATGCTGGCGATGAAACGACTACTTTTTTAGGAGCAATAGATATGTCTGGAGCAACTGTTGATCTTCCCACAATATGGGCGAGGGCGTATCACAACACGACACAGTCGATTGCAGACACTACTGATGTAACTCTTGCGTTTAATGCCGAGAGGTACGACACAGATACCATCCACGATAACAGTACAAACAATTCAAGGTTGACAGCGACAACGGCTGGAATTTATCTAATTACCGCTTCGGTTGAATTTGATGGTAGTGCCTCTGGAAATAGATGGCTTGTTGTTGAATTAAATGGAACAACAAAGTTGGCTGGTCATATCTCTAGACATTCTGATGGCGATACAACTTATATGTCTATATCTACTATTTATTCTTTAAGTGCAACAGATTATGTTGAAGTTTATGTTTATCAAAATTCTGGAGGGCCATTAAATATTCGCTCTACTGGTAACCTTTCTCCTGAATTTTCAATGATAAGATTAGGTAGTTAATGAAAAAATTATCAACTCTTATAATCTTTATTTTCTTAATTTATGCGACAAATGTTTTTGGCGCGGTCAATTCCTTTTGGTCAGCGCAACAAGATACCGATTGGACAGCCCTTAAAGATGACGGGGAAATTGGGCATAAGTTCTGGCAGTATGTAGTGAATCGCAAAGGAACACAATACGATGAGAATTTAGGGATTAATAGCGCGATATATTATTTAATTACTGGCTCTAATTCTGATGCTGTTGAGGCATGGCAAAGAGTCAACTGGTATGCTGGAAGAACTTATAATACAGAAGGATGGATACCTAGTAAAAACGATACAAGGCATAGGTTTGTGAGAATGTCTCTGCTTTATAGCTATATTTGTGAAGATGATGCAGGAACTCCTGCGGCTGGAGCAACGAATTGTGCAAATTTCAAGGATGTTTTGAATTTTTGGACAGATCTTTGTCTTAACGATGATAACGGTGGACCGTGGCATGATAATCATGGAACAAGAGCAAGCGATTCTGATGAAACGATAGGACATTATTTTGGAATGATTTTATTTGCTTATGCAATAAGATCAGATGATTTAACTAGATCAGATTATATTCTTAATTATGAAGGAAATATGAGGCCAACGAGTCCAGGTAATACTTATAGTGTTGGAGGAATTGATGCAGATCAAGCTGAAAGTAATTCTCTTAGAAACGCAATAGAATGGATGTTTGAACTTATTGCTCAAGGAGAGTGGATTGAAAGTTCACAATACAATTTGAATACTTTAACGTATGCTTTGATTGCTGCTAAGACACTAAATGATTATTTTGGAGTAGATTATTTTCCAGAAATTACAGGTTTTTACGAAGAGTTTGCTGACACTATGAAGGCTCAGATTACTCCGGATAGGAGTAATGTAGTCCAATGGGGAGATACTTCTTATGCTGAAAATCTTATGATAGCAAGGAGAGTACCGAATTATGCTACGCTTGCTACTCTTGATAACGATGATGGTCTTAGATATTTATTTGATCAGTTATGGCAAAATTCAAATCAGCTAGTAGATCATTGGCTTATATATGCAAAGACAGGGGCAGGAACAGAGCCTACTGGATTATTGACTAGAAATAATCCAGGAATTGGAACGACGTATTTTAAGGATGGCTTTTCTTCTAACGATAGTTTGTTTTGGAGCCATATTAAGGGGAGAACTTGGGTGGATCACGAAAAGAATGGGTTTGATAATTTTAATTTATATAGACAAGGCGGATGGGCAATTCATAATCCAAAAGGATATTTTGAATCTGCTCATGTAGAAGGTTCTTATATGAATGGATTATTAGCAAGTGGAGCATTTCCTTCTAGCGTTTCTGAAGCAAGAGAGCAAACTGCTTCGAAAATTGGAACAGATTATTCTTATCATGTAGGTACTGCTGGAGGACTTCAAACATATTCAGGATATTATAATCCGCCTCATGAACATCTTAGGGAATATACTCCCTCAATATTCTATAAACATACGTCAGGTGGCCATGATATTATTGTTAATTTCGATAGAGTTAATGGTTGTAATCCTACTCTTGAGAGTTGTCTTAGTACAGATAATTTTCAAAGGTATGCTGCTTCTGGTGGAGGATACTTTTACAACTTAATAGTAGCTAATAGTGGCAAGCATTATTATATTATGCACTCGCCTTCTGCTATGTCACGATCTGGTGATAGGTTTACATGGACAGCCGAGAATGGAGAGACGGTTTATTGGGATACTCAGATTCCAAGTTATGACTATGATACTCTTGACCTTGTTTATGATGGCCACGATTGCGGTTTAGTAGGAGGAACATTTAATGAATCTCAATGTACTTATCAAACAAGGCTTATTTCAACGTCAAATGCAGAATGGCAGACATTTCTTAATTCTTTTGTAGTAGGTGTCAATCCTACCGTGACAGAGTTATCTAGTTCTGGCGAAGATGCCGAGGGATTGCATATTGATACTGGCGACGAAGAAACGGTTGTTATATTTAATGGAACATCATCTATTGGTCTTACGGGAACGCCAAGTCAGAGTAATCATAATTACAATAGACTTAATGAACTTAAAGATCTTCGATATTTTCAGACAAGTTTTTCAGTAACAATACCGGCAGGTGGCGATGTCGACGTTTTTATAGGCGATTTAGATCCTGCTTTGACATGGAATTACACTATTGATGGAGGGGCAAGCACAGGATTATCTGTTGATGCTTCTGGATTGGCGAGGTTTACGTTGAGTGATGGAGTGGGAAGTAAAGTTCTTGCCGTTATATCTGACGGATCTCCGCCTCCTACTTGTTCAAGTCAATGTTCAGAATGTTCTACTGAAGGCGATTGTACTGGAGTTGGGCCAAGTTGTAATTGGTGTAATGGCGATACTTGTCAATCAGATGCTTGTGACGCGGTTTGTGATAATCAACATTGTGATTTATGTACTTATGAAGTTGATTGTAATACAGCAAGCTGTACTTGGTGTCCAGATGAATCTCCAAAATGTCAGTTAGATTCGTGTCCTGTTCCTTCAGAATTTGGTGGGATAAGCGATGCCGATTGTCTGGCATATTATAATTTTAATGAATCGGCAGGAGATCTTCTGGATATATGTTCAGCGGATTCAACGTCAAATGACGGTACAATATCTAGTATTACAACAAGAACTGGAGATGCGTACGATTTTGAGTTTAGTTCTGACGATTATATATCTGTTGCACATGAGGGGGAAATTGACTTTGCCGACGAGGATTTCACAATTTGCACGAAAGTGAATTTCGAAGATCATTCCGGTAAGCCAAGCCAGAGTTTATTTCATAAAGGACACGGACAGAGCGGTGGGGATTGGTACGAGATGTATATTACAGGAGATGTAAACGAAGGACTTTTGATTTTTCAGATAGGTGATGGTTCATCAACTTGTAATGCAACTCTTTCTCCTCATACTGTAACGGCAGGAGAAGATCATTATATTTGCGGTGTTCGTGATACGTCAAACAGTTTGATGAAGCTCAGCCTTGATGGAGTCTTTGTTGATACTGGTGTAGATGATTGTGCATCGATCTCCGGCCAGAATAGCAAAGACTTATTGATTAGCGGATGGGGGAACAGTTCAAACTATCCGGTGACAGCTTCTGGATCCGAGAGTTGGATTGATGGAACGGTTGATGTTATGTTCATATTCGGAAGGGCGTTGAGTGAATTAGAAATTCAACAATGGATTGACGGTGATGATGAAGAACCTCCAGTAGATCCACCGGCTAGTGTCGGATTAATGAGAGGATGTACTATGGCGGGATTCTCAATAGAATGAAAGGAACTATGAAAAAACTTATATTTATTTGTTTAATATTAATTACTGTCAATGCAAATGCCTGTACCGTTTGGGTTGATGGACAATGCAACGAAGGCCATATCATTCAGAATGATGGTACTACTATGCGCCAACAGCCGATTCTTAATTTTAAGGGAACGGCGATTACTACGATTGAAAATTCAGGAAGTAAAACAGAGATTACGATTGATCAATCTGGTTCTGTTCACAATCCTGTTACTCTAGCAGCAACTTCAGACACGATCTTAACGCTTAACAATCAAGAGTTGGCTCTAGGAGATGTATGGACAGAGGCAGAGAATACAGCAGCAGGGTATATCTCTAGCGAAACAGACGACCAAACAATAGATGTGTTTAGCGTAGCTGGAGATAATGTTCAATTAAGTTTAGAAGATGATGGTGAAGCTACTAAAACAGTTGGTATATCTACAACAACAGCAGTAACAGCTAATACAGCAAAAGTAACTGACGATGACGATGGTGTTGATGGAGCATATGGTGCAGGATGGGATGGTGATACAGACAGTCCTGAAAAAGATGATATATATGATGCTTTTCTAGCTACTCCTCAAGGTGAACTAGGTGGTACTTGGGCAAGTCCGACAGTAGATTCAGGAATACATGATGATGAATATGTCCTTGAATCTGGTGACACAATGACAGGTATTCTTGATATGGACAATCAAGGATTAACGAATATCTATCAGCAAGTTGTAACAGTAGCTAAAGCAGGTGGAGATTATGATGTAATTCAAGATGCTGTAGATTCTATTACAGACAATGCAACAGATAAAAGATATACAATCCTTATACACCCAGGTACTTATACCGAAAATGTTGTTATGGAAGAATATGTTTCTTTGGTAGGTTTTGACCACGAAACAACACATATAACTTCAGCAAGTGGAACGACAGTAACAGCACCACCAGGAACAAGTGATGCCTTGATTATGAATATTAAGTTAAGTTCTACTCCTACAGCAGATGGTGCAATAGTTCTAGCTATGACGGATGGTGAATTAGATATTTATAATACTTATCTGAAAATGACTTCTTCTACAAATGGTGTTAGAGGTAATCTTCTTTCACAAACAGGTGGGGACATAGAGTTTAATCATACGTTATTTAAGTATGACCTAGACGGCACATCAGCTGGTTCTGAAACACATAGTGTAATTTTAATATCAGGGACAGATGTTTATCATATTTATGATAGTGAATTTGTCATAAATGTAGATGATGTTGACGATATAGTCGTAGGTATTAATGAAGCATCAGGTGCAACTATTACAGCAGGTATAGTTAAGAATATGATTATGCATATAAGTCTTAATCATGCTTCTTTTTCAGGTGCAGCAGGTGCATTTTATCTTCATGGAACAGGAACAGATAAACAAATTGAGAATTGTCATATTGACCTACAGTCAGCAGGTAATGGTACAGGATATATATTTTACATGGACACTTCAGCAGGTGGTGGATTGATAAATGCTTTAACTAATAGAGGGGTAGTTGAAGGATTTGCCAATAACTATGCAGGTAATGTAGCTGCTGGTGATACTTTAAATGGTGCATTTGTTAGTCTAGATGCTGCCGATGGATTTACTGGGGCAGGTACGAAAGCAGTAGTTTCTTCTTCAGCTTATGGTGACTTAACAGCAACAGGAACGATAAATGGTACTACGATAACTGAAGGTGGTAATGCTGTATATAATGCAACAGAAACACCAGGTGGTGAACTAGGAGGAACATGGGCGAGTCCAACGGTAGATGCAACTCATAGTGGTTCAGCACATCACGCATCAGTAACATTGGCAGGACAAGATTATCTTACTTTATCTACCCAACAAATAACAGCAACTGTTCTTAATGATGATGATGTATCAAACACTCTCACAGCTAGTGACTTAGTAGCTGGCGGAAGTGTTGTTGCAGATGCAGAAGTTGATAATGACATTACTATTGATTTAGCTACTTTAGCTACTACAGTAACTGTTTCTGATGACGAAGCTACCAACGATGCCCACGAACTTGTATTCACTACAGATAACACTAACTTAGAGTCAGATGGTGACTTTCATTATAGTCCAGATAAAGGGTTAGTAACAGCTACAGGTTTTGCAGGTGCTTTAACAGGAAACGTAACTGGAGATGTGTCTGGCAATGCAGGTACAGCAACTCTTGCATCAACTGTTGTTGTCATAGACGGAACAGACACGACTTCTTTTCCTGCTATATTTGATAGCGCAACTGGGAGTTTGCCAGTAAAAACAGATGGTGGACTTACTTATAATGCAGGCACAGCTAATCTAGCTGCAACAACTTTTACGGGAGCATTAGCAGGTAATGCTACAACAGCAACAGACCTCGCAGCTAATGGTGCAAACTGTGGTGCTGGTGAAGTACCAGCAGGAGTTGATACTAAGGGTGCAGTAGAGAGTTGCGATGCTACACCTGCGATTGATTGTACGGACTGTACGAATGTTCATTCTGCTCTTTCTCTTTTGACAGCAGAAACAGATGCTTTAAGTGCAACAACAGAAGAGGCAGGCGGACTAGAGTATGTTGATACGGATAAACTCTCGCTTCTTCAAGGATGTAACGGTGGACAAGGATTGTTTTGGAACGAAACAAATGATTATTGGAAATGTGCGTATGCAATCAAAGCATATTCAGCAGACCTTCAGACGTATCTTGATACAACTAGCAACCCCAACAAGCTAACTATGGGAGTTGGTGGTGGCGATGTAATGATTCTGGATGCTGATTATCTTTGGGTAGAGAAACCTTTATATGTTGGAACAACGCAAGATGTAGGGGATTATTTGTTTAGGGTTGATGATGATGATTCGGGGTTGACTTATTTTGAAGTTGCAGATAGTGGGGCAACAAGTATTGGAATGGCTACAAGCGACGATGCAAAATTAACTGTTGGATGGACGCTTGCAGATTTAGACGCAGATGTCACAACAGGGGCTTATGCAATAAACGCAAGAAATACTTTTATAGGAGATACAAATACTTCAAAGTTTTCAATCGGTACTAATACAGGTGTTTCGGTAGCAACAGAAAGTTCAGCAGATTATACGGGTGCTTTGGCTGGATTGCTTGTTTCTAACACGCACGAAGGGACAGGGGTTGTTTCAACACAATATGGACTTAATGTTTCTGCGGGGGTTGCTGGAACATCAAACTCTGAAGTTACAGATACCTATTTGATATTTGCAGAAGTTGATGGTGCTTCAACTGGAAGTCCTACAATAGATAATGTTTATCAATTATTTTTAGCTGATCCTTCAACTGCAACAGTAGCCATTACAAATTATTGGGGAATTTATCAAGAAGACGGTGATGCGAGTAACTTCTTTGCAGGTGACATCCAATTAGATTCAGATTCAAATAAACTTCAGCTAGGTGCAGACCAAGACTTTGACCTTTATTCCGATGGCACAGATTCTTACATTGATTCTAATACTGGAGATTTAAAGTTTATTGCAGCAGGCGGTGACGCTGATTTTGCAGATGATAATATTACAACGACAGCAACAATCACAGGTGAGCAACTATCATCAACTGACGATGCTACCCTTCAAGATGATTTGTTCCTTGATAGTGATGGTGCAACAATTCAACTTGGCGAAAGTCAGGACGTTATTATTACCCATGTGGCAGATACAGGGATTCTTATGGCGTTAGATGATTATATTTCGTTTGGCGATGCCGCTGTATATATTGAATCCGATGATGATGGGTATTTGGATTTTGTTGCAGATACAGGATTAAGAATAGACGCTGATTCCGATATTACAGGTTCTTTGATTGTTGATGGCGATACAGACGCAACGCAGATGACAGTTCAAGCACATTCAACACAGAACAATGATATCTTTAGAGTAGAAGATTCTGCCGCAAATCCTGTTTTTGTTGTTGATGAAGATGGTCATATCGGAATACTTGGAAATGAAGCAAGTTCAAATTTTGCTCTTTATGCTCAAGCATCAGGATCGTTAAGAGGTTCGCTTTATTTTGATTATACTTATACAAGCGGTTCTTCAGCTTCAAACATACTATCTTTTGCTACGTTAGAAACAGACATTGCAAGCAACTATAGTATTTTATCAAGAATAAAGTTAAACAATGATAGTGCCGGAACAAACAGTTTTTATAACTTATCGGCGGCTATTGGGGTAGATACGGATATTTCCTTATCAGCAGGAACAGTGCAAAATATGTATGGTGTTAGCGTTATACATTCACAAGGTATTGCTAATGCAGGTTCTGATGCAGCAACTGTTAATAATTACGGATTGCACGTAGCAGAATTTAAGCAGTATGATGGCTCAATCACAACAAATAATTATGGTGTTTTTTCTAATGAAGCTATTGTTGTTCCTCAAGATGTTGGCATATATCTTGAAGGAACTGCTGGTTCTGCTTTGGCTGATACAAAGATTGAATATAGTTCAGCAGGGACTGATTTAGATATTGATGTAGATGGAACGGAAGCGTTGTCTATTGATACTGACGGACTAAGAACGACTGGCATGGTTTCAAAATATGGATACTATTTTGCTTATGCAAGTGCGGAGATTGCTGGTGTAGTAGCTGAAACGATTTTAGATTTAGATACAGTCGTTATTGAGGATAGTGACTACTATTCAGAGAGTGGTGGAAGTGTTACTATCCAAAAAGATGGTCTTTATAAGATAGGATTTACTGTTAATTTTGACCAAGACCTTGCAACTCGTTATTGGGCATATGCTGGTGTGTCTGTTGGGGGAACTGTTTTAGAATATTCAAAGTGTGCTTCTTACACAAGAATCTCAACTAATCCAGGAACATCTTGTTCTAACGAAATTATTGTATCACTTAATGCCGCACAGGTTGTTGCTTTAGAAGCGTGGGTTCAAAACGTAGAAGTAGACATTGGTGGTACATTTACAAACCCAGCTAATATGCGAATGGAATATATAAGGGACGATTCATAAGGAGAAAAAATGAAAAAAACATTACTTATTTTATTACTAACAGTTTTTCTAACATCAACAGCAAGTGCGGCTAGTTTAATGAACTTCTTTATGTATGGGAGAGTTGAAACTACATATAGTGAGTTAGGTACTTGGTGGACGAATTATAACAATTTTGCGTCAGGAGCAGGTCTTGATAAGGTTAGATTTAAAGTCCAGACATCGTTGCTTGACCCGCCTAACATTGTTATTCATTTAGGTTATGTAAAGCGTGGTGCAGGGGAAGGAACTTTAGCGACAGTAAACTCAGGGTGGAAAACTCTTTGTGATGATAACGGAATAATTAGAGAAGAGGTTAAAATAGACTTTTATACAGACTAATGGGAAAATACATTGCAATAATAGTTACTGTTGTCCTTGCTGTTGTAGGAGTTGTTTTTGGGTATGGACAATTACATGAGAAAGCTAATAAAACAGAAGAGGTTGTTGAAGAGCATGATGTAAGAATAAGAGAGAGCGAGTTCATCAACCTTAGGCAGACAGTAATCCTTGAAAAACTGGAGCAGAAACTATGAATGAACACTTAATTGCCTCTTTAGCACAGTTTGGCATGGCTGGAGTTATTTTTGGCGGTATGATGCTTGGGCTAAAGTGGGTTGTACAGTCTAATGAAAAAAGGTTAGAAGCCTATGAAGCATCTAATATAGAACATCAAAAAATACTTAAAGGATTTGCGGAAAATGTCAAAGAAAATACTGTTAGTGCAAAAGAATTTCAAGCACAAGTTAGACTAGACCATACTGCAAGTGCTAAAGAGCATGGAGAAATGATAGCAACCCTAGCAAGAATTAACGGGCATAAATGACAGATTTTAAAATAGATGCAGAAGAATTAAACAAATTACGTCATGCTTTGATTGATGACAGAACGATAATTTGCGCAGCTAGGCACAGATTAGTTGATACTGCAAATAGGCTTGATGAAACAGATCGGGCGATCGTAAGTGTTATTGACAGGGTTGACGATATTATAAATAAAGCAAAACTCATAGAAGTCAAAGAAACGGAGAAAACAGAATGAACCTAATATCACAAATAATCAACATAATTTTAACCCTATTACCGAAAGATAAGTTCAAGGAGTTGGTTGACGCATTGTTAGACAAGATTGAGGATATGGTTGCTAATAGTGAAAACAAAATTGATGATGCAATCGTTCTTCCGTTATGTGCAAAGGTTCGGGAATTGCTTGACGTTCCTGACAACGATGATGTCAATTAAGAGAATAATCGGGATAGCAAGTTGGGCTATCGAAAAATACGAAAATGTTAAGAAATTTATCGTTGAGAAATACCGTGCTTACCGGTCAAGGTCTATTCGTTCTGACGTTGACAATAAGCGTATTTCTCGTATTCATAAGCGGGTGCGAAACATTCTCAAAAAAAGACGAGATCGCAGAGACGCCTCCTAGGATCGTAATGGATGGCAACGTGGAATTTTGGTGTCTTGAGAAACGGCAGTTCTCTGCGGTCTTGCAGGAGGCAGACAGATGCAGATAGCTATTATTATTTTTTTATCGTTCTTGAGTGCAATTTTATATCGGCTTGGCGGGATGGGTGATAGTGGGAGACAGCAGTTTCCTAAGATGCCAAAATGGTTGTTTAATACAAAAGCTAGAGATGTTGGTTGTGCTTTGTGCTGTGCTGTTGGAATGATTTTCTTGTCGGTTCAATGGTATTGGATATTATTATCATTTTTATTTCTTTTCGGAGCATTGACCACATATTGGGATTTTCTGTTTGGATACGATAATTTCTGGGTTCATGGATTCATGTGTGGGTTGGCGGCTTTTCCTTTAGGTATCGGTGGCGTCGAATGGTATCTGATAGTAATACGGTGCATTGCCGTATCTGTATTGATGGGAGGAATATCAGCTTTATCAAAGAATGATTATGTGGAGGAATGTGGCCGTGGTTTTTCTTTGCCGATAACCATGTTCATTCTCCTAATAAAGTAAGGAGAAATTATGACAAGATCAGAAATAATTACAAGGTTCCGGCAAGAGAATCCGGAGATCACTTCAAATGTTGCGAGTGATTCTGTTCTCGAATCGTGGTGTCAGGTTGGCGATAAAGAGGTCTGCGCGAAAACTCGTGTTATTAAAGAAGAAACGGAGATTACGGCGTCCATTGGAATAAGCCAATATGATTTGGTTAACGTCATAAGCAAATTTTATGACATAAATGAATATCCTGGCGGTGGAGTTAATTATAACAACAAGCGTCTCGATATGGAAACGAAGGCAAGTCTTGATCAGAAGAGGCCAAGTTGGAGATCAGCTTCAAATGGAACACCTGTGGATTATTACAGAAGAAATCAATATATGATATTAGGGACTCCTCCGGACGCTGCGAATACGATCATAGTTGACGCGATTCTGGTTTCAGACGATTTCGATGATGACAATAAACTGCCATTTAATGAATTGACATATTTAGAGCCATTTCATTATTCAATAGTGCTTTATTTAGCGAAAAGAGTTTTCTCAGGTAAGGTTAAAAAGCCTGGAAAGGCTGAATCATCAGAAAAAGAATACAATGATTTTGTAACCTGGATGAAAGGTGAGGTTAATCGTGGAACACACTCGACTATACAAATGCGGTCTAAAGTTGGTTATAGGGGTACTTCTCGGCACGGTACTCGTTAGTTCGGCCTTTGCACAAAGTACAGATCTGATCTATCAGTTTGATGATTTTAGTGGTGGCCTGAATACGAAAATGAACCAGTTTTCTCTCCCGAAGTCTCAAGGGGACGTCGTTGAGAATTTAAGGTTAGATGCAGAATACAAATCTCTGACAAAACGGGATCCGAAAATAACGTCATGTACCGCTCATGCGACAGATCCGATTCTTGGTATTCATCGGTTTTATATGAAAGGCGGTACTCAGGTAACGATCGTTAATCATGGAAGCACTATTGCAACTTGCGATGAAGGAACTGGTTTGCCAACAACAATCTTAACGGTTCCAACATCGTCAAAGCGTTGGGATTGGACAACGTGGCATGATATTGCAATCGGAACGGACGGGTCTAACCAACCAGTAAAATATGATGGAACTTCAGCTTCAGCGACATATTTAGGAACGGCTTTAGCGATTGATGCCGGATCCGGAACTGGGCCAACTGGAACATACACATATAAGGTTGCTTGCACGACATCCTCTTATGATATTTTATTAGGTGTTGAGTCAAACTCTGTCGTGATGGCCGGAAACGATATAACCTTATCGATGATCCCTATTTGCCCTGATTCAATATTAGGGGAAAGTGTTAATGGACGAGAAGTCTATCGAAACAAGAACGGAGAATCAACTTGGTATTTATTGTCAAATGGAGATATAAATAACAACACGACAGTCTCGATTACGGATTCTGATACTGACGCAGAACTTGGCGCGGCTATCTCTGAGGATGCAACATACACGGTTCCAAAAGGAAGGTTTGGTTTAGTTCATAAGAATAGGCTTTGGCTTGGAAATAACTCAGATAATCCGTCAAGACTATTTTATAGTGAAGATGCGAGTCACGATTATTTTGATAGTTCGGCTTATTTTAATATCCGGCCTAATGATGGCGATGAGATAACTTGTTTACAGAATTGGCTCGGATTGCTTACAGTCTCAAAGAATAACACATGGCAGAAAATTGACACTAGAAAAGATGATCCCGACGCAGATTGGGAGGTCACGGATCCGTACAGTTTTATAGGAGTTCAGGCTCCATATAGTTGCGTTCCGACCGATATTGGGATCATGTATTTAGGGAACAATGGTCTTTACAATTTTAATGGACAGTACTCAGAATTGCTGTCTGATCCGATTGCGCCGACAATCAAAGATATTCAACCTTCCAGTTTTCCGGAAGCGTGGGCGGCTTATTACAAAAACAGTTATTATTTAACATATACTTCGACGGAAACAGGAGCCGTTGACAATGACAGGGTTTTGGTTGTTGACTTGATAGGCAAGACGTTCAATGTTGATACGATGGCGTTGAATGTTCTCCATGTGTTTAATTCCGGAACGGATATTGAGGCTTTGTTTACAGGATCATCTAGTTCTGGAATTATTTATGCCCACACGGACACGGAGAAGGGTGTTAATCATAACCGACACGCAGATTTTGATGGAACATTTGACGACATTCGTTATATTCCAGAGAGTGTTGGAGGTGAGGCTGATAACCCGATTCTTGAGTTGGCGTGGACAACTACGATAGACGGAACGAACGATCCGGATTGGACTGGAATTATTGATGATGTAACTTTTGATACAGTTGTAATTGATCGTCCTGATACTGACGGAATTTATACATCTGATTATTTGACGGTCAATGCCTCGTCTCTTGATAAGATTTATTGGAATGAAACTATCCCGTCTGGTGGCGGGAATGTGACATTTGATTTAAGAAGTGGATCTACGACAACAGATTGCTCAACAGCCGGATGGACAACAGGGTTCACGGATCCTGATGGTGGCGATATTTCATCTGCAACGGCAGACACGATACTTCAATATCGTATTAATATGAGTTCGAACACGATTACTCAAACGCCTACGCTGACAAAGACCAGCGGGTATGTTGTCAGAATCACTTATAATACTGCCGGTTCTATCTCTGAAGATAATATTCCTATCAGGTGGCGGTCAGGATGGCTTGACTTAGGCTATCCTGGGTACGTTAAAGAGTTGAGGAAAATATATGTTTATTATGATTGGGACGAAAGTGTTTCGGGAATACTGAATTTAGATTTCGAGAGCATACAGGGCGAGACAGATACTTTCAATATTGATTTACTTGAATACCCCGATTATTATATAGACTATTTTCCAGACGGAAATATGATCGGAGAGTTGATCCGATTGGATATTACGGAAGATAGTGAGAATCCAATAAAGATTAGAAAAATTATGATAGTTTTTGACGTGCAGGAGAATTTAACATGAGGAAACATAACTATATTACAACTATACTATTGCTATGCTGTATAGTTATAGCATTGGGAAAGAACTCGGTTTCTCAAGAAGTAGTCGCTGACTTCAAAGAAGGTTCTTTGCCTGTCATTAATGAAGAATTAAGAAATCTTTTTTCCGATATTGAAGAGTTAGAAGATGATATAGATACTGATATAGCTGCAATAAACTCTTTTCCTTCTGGTGGAATTATTATGTGGAGCGGAACAATTGCTACCATACCTTCTGGATGGGTTCTCTGTGACGGGAATAATGGAACGCCGGATCTTGAAGATAGATTCATTCTTCACGCAGATTATGATAGTGGTGGATCTGGAACAATAGAGCAAGGGACTTCTGGTGGATCAAGAACGATAAGTAGTTCGCAAATACCTGCACACACACATCCTTTATCGTATACTGTCCACAATTATGTTGGATCAGGCGGCGCAGGAGAATCGACTTGGAGTGCGGGAGATAAAGGGCCAAACGAATTAACTGCTGATAATAATGTTGGTGGTGGCAATGATTATTTGCCTAAATATTATGCTTTGGCATTTATAATGAAAACTTAAAAGGAGGAAGTATGAAAAAATTAATTACCCTAATAATGATTCTCTCATTAATCAGTAGCCCAGTATTTGCAGCAAACGAGTGGAGGGGAGGATCCGGAGAGGAGACAATTCTCGGAACTGAGAATGTTTCTGATATTGACACAAAGGTATATCAGGACATTGTTGATCCTCTCGATAGGCTTCTGAATAACTATCGCGAGAACGCTGAAGTTACATACACTTCAGCCTCGACTATAACAATACAAGAGGGAGAGGTTTCTTGCCAGAACTCTGGCGGTACAGTAGTAAAATTTCGCAAGAATGATTCTGATACTATCTTAACGTGGGCTGATATAGATCAAGGAGCAGAAGCAAACAGCACGACCTATTATGTTTATGCTGTATGCGACGCTGACGCAACAACATTCACCGGAAAAATATCAACGAACTCATCGACTCCGACAGGTTTAACGAGTTATACTCGTCTAGGACAGTTTTATAACGATTCTGACGGAGACATCGAAGATGATACAGATACTTTATTGAACGATAATGATTATTACTCGGCCTCGATTGAAGTAACAACTCCTGCAATAGCAACTGTCTATGATTATGGAACGTCAGGAAGTAGTTCGACAACAAAGACATCCGATGTGTATATTGCTTATGGACAATTATCTATCTCAGATGGACTTGATGGCGAGACGGTTACAAACTTACCTTTTACAGGAGCAACAACATATAAAGTAACAACAAGTAATGTTTATGCAGGATCGTCAGCAGCAACAGGTGTTGTTATTAATAGTGGTTCGCAATTTACTTTATATCATGCTTCAGGTGGAGCAAAGATTGTTAGTTGGATAGCAATAGGAACTTAAAAAAGGAGATATTATGTTTAAAAAATTGATTGATCATTTTATCAATAGGGTTGTTTTGGATAAGAGAGGATTATTTGGTTCAGTAGGAGCTAGTATTGGTGGTGGATTGTGGGGACAATCATCTGAAACAGAAAGAGCTAGATCTGAATGGGTTGGAGCAGATGAATATGCTGAGACTAAAGCTGCAAGAGCTAAATGGTGGGAACAGTTACAAGCATGGGGTGGACAGCCTGGGTATGGTGCTATTCAACCTGATTGGGCAGGAATATGGCAAAATGCTCAAAAAAAAGTTCAACAATATTTTTGGGGAAGCCCTACTGACCCTGGTGTTGTCGGTAAGGTAAAAGCGTCTGCGGCTAGGAGAGGCGTTTCTGAGAGTCCAGCATTAGAGAATATGATCGGCCGGATGAGTGCGACTGAATCAAATGTCATGTCAGATATGGCGGTACAACAGGCAACGAAAGAGGCCGAACTTAGCGAGGCCGGAAGATTGAATTATGCACAGCAATTAGGACAGTTGGCTGGATATAACCAGCAGGGAACTTTTTATACTCCTTGGGAAAAAACTAATGAAAAAGGATGGAATGTAGAGGGTGAAATGAAGTGGTAATAATTAAAATTAGGAGGAAATATGACAGAAGAAAGAAGTAAGTGGAGAGATTGGTTGAGTCCTTCATATAAAAGAGAGTCTTTACGAAGAGAAAAAGCAAATGCTGTAACTGACTATCAAAATATGCTTAATCAAAAATACGTTGAACAATATCAAGGCGAAGATTTTCAGGGAAGTATGTTTGAAGGAATGGATAAAGCGTATGATGAGAAGCAAAGATCTCGATTTCCGTTTGGCCCTCTGACGAAGAAAGATGATAAGAAGTATGAGGAGTCTCAGAAATCATCGTCTAATCCGACGGTTCAGCTTGGTAGGAAGGGTGTGGAACCTATAAAATCAGGTTCTCTAAAAGAGCAGATATTCTGGAAAATATATGACCAGTACGCAAGCGGAGAACCAGTAACTTCTAAGAGCGATAAGTTTGCCATGAGGGTGTTAGGAATAAGTGAGGGCAAATATGATCCTAATAAGTTAAAAGACAAAGAAACCCTAGATAAGTGGATGGGTGAATTTGCTCAAAGAGCTGCAATGGACATGGCTGTTTCAGAAGCACGAAAGGGAGGTGCTGGCGAAGATGAATTATTGTCTATCAGGAAAGGATATAGCACTTATAAGCCAACGACTGAAGAAAGAGAAGCACAAAGGGGTAATGCTATGGGTTTTGCTTTTCAAGGAATGGATGAAAAAGAAGTGCAGGAAGTTGTCGGCAAGGCAGAATTAACAGCACCAGTTAAGTCAATGTATAATATAGAAGTGCCGGAAGGGTTAAATTCAGAGTCACAGATATATGAATTTCTACTTAAATCTGGGTTTGACGATGAACAAGCGCGACAATTTATTGGAGAACGATACGAAATAAAGGCGGAATAAATGGGAAATGTTCTTAATAGGCGTAAGAAGATTGAATATATTATAGACGATCTTGTAGATAATAATTTTAATAAAGATCAGAATATGAAAGAGTTTCTTAAAGAAACTGCGGCCCATGAATCACATTTCGGCGAAATAGCAGATAATTTTATGCAGGTTGACGATGTTCAACAAGAAGAGATGAAGAAAAGAAAGTATCAATCTCAGCTTGGTTATCTAGGAGCAAGAAGAAAACCAGACGGATCTTTTGATATGAAAGATGATAAGACGAAGATAATACTTGGTGCGATGAAGTATTTGACTACTGTTGACGACAAGTTCCCAGACAATTCTGATGATAGGTATGATGTATGGAAAGAACATTATAATACTGATGCAGAGAACGCAAAGGGTGATAAAGAATCTTGGGTAGAAAGTCTGAATAAATTTGGTATTTATAAACCAAAGGAAAAGAAAAAAGAAATAACTGGAGATATGTCTTTGCTGAACCCATTGACTTTATTTGGAACGGATGCCGAAGCATCTGAGATACCAAAACGCCAGATTGTAAGCGATATGGGGATATTACAGCAATTTGATCCAGAAAGTTCTGGGTATGATTATGCTACTGCAAGAGAGTCAGGCGGAAAGCCAGACGAAACAGGGCATTGGGGAAGTTTAGATCCGAGAACAGGAATGGTGCTTAAAGGCCGTGGACATGAAACATGGGATAAAATGGAGCAAGAGGAAACAGTTTTAGGGAATGAGATTGTTAATCGTGAAGGAAGATATTATTCGCAGAAGAAGATCCAGAAACGACCGATTACTGGAGATATGGGGATCTTGGATAAGAAGCAAGATGACGAGAATTTAAAGACAATGATACAGACGAGTGAACGAGATGAGTTTAATTATGTTCAATATGGTGGATTGGTAGATCCTGACATGGTAGCAAATTGGCGAGAGATGGGGAAGATAGGGTATCCACAAATGGCGAGAGAAACGCCGTTGACTAAAGGTATTCCTTTTGTTGGTACAGGCGTTGATGTGGTTGGATTAGTAAAGCTGAAGAGGACAGTTGACCGTTTAAAAGTTGATAATTACGGTGGAGATACTGGTCAGAAATCAAGAGATATGATTAAATTACAAGAATATTTATTTAAAACAGCAGAGAAAGAAGCGAGAGGAACAACAATTGGAGGACAAATATATGGAGGAGTTGCAGAGTTGCCTTCATTCTTAGGTGAGTTTCTTATGACTGGTGGTGCGGCTGCATTAGGAAAACAAGCAGTAGCAAAAGGTGCAAAAGCGGCAATTCGTAAAGGTGTAAAAGGTGCAGTTGCAAAGACGGCTATGCGAGGAGCAGGTTGGGTAGCAGGGGCAGGAGCAAGGACAGTTGCTATGCCTCATAGGGTAGCAAAGCAATATCTTGAGCGTAGAGTACAGAAAGAGTTAGGCGACCAGTTTAAGGTAACAGATAAAGGTGTTAAGACTTTACAAGAGGCTGAGGAGAAACCGTTTACTTCCTTTATGAAAGCGTATGGCGATGTGTTGATTGAGAACATGAGCGAGGTTGCAGGTCAGGGAATATCTAAGGTCGGAAAGAAGTTTGTGCCTAAAGGTATGGGAAGAGCGTTTCAAAAGTTTGCGTCTAAGTATATACCTAAGAACAAGATGTCAGAATTATGGACTAAAGCTGGATACCACGGTATTCTTGAAGAGATTGGTGAAGAGCGGTTGGGTGATTTTATGCGTGGTGTAACTGGCGTTACTGGTGAGGGCAATGTTTTTGAAAGAGTAGTTCAGTCGGTTCCAGATGGTGAACAGATGTTGGTTGAGTTTGGAGTGTTCGTTGTGCCGGGTGCTATGCAAGTTGCTACGACAGGAGCGGCACAAGCAAGGGCGGATCGCAAGAAGTTGGAGTTCTATAAACGAGCGTTACCGATGATCCTTACCGAAGAAACAATGGAAGAAATAAAGGAAGAGAATTTTGATGATTCCGAGGATTTAGAGAATTGGCTTGAAGAGAAGGATGTTTTTAATCGACCAATGCCAGAGTTCGATGTGCCACTACATCCAGCTAAAGAAGGAAGGCAGACGGCAGAAGAGTTAGGTCTTGGCCCTAAGATGACAGATGCGGAAGGGAAAGATATACCTATTGAGATAGGACAACCATCGGAAGAAACTCTTGAGAAGGCGAAAGAGGCAATTCTCCCAGAAAAGCAAGTATTAAAAGAGATAGTATCTGAATGGAGCAATGCGAGAAAAGAGAAGAGAGAACCTATTTTGCCTGAAGGATACGAAATCAATATGCCTTCGGAGAAACCTTCTTCTGAAAAAGTTTTTGATGGTCATTCATGGAAAGTTCTACACATTGAGGATGATCCGAATCTTGAAGAAGGAATGATGAGGGTTTATGAAACAATACGACCACCAATATATAAAGACGATAAGATTGTATCGCATGGTGAGATAATAGCCGCAAAAGGAACAAAGAAAGTTCAAGAACCCACCCAGCCAGAGGGAGATGTAAAACTATATCACGGAATAGGTGAAGAAACTACGACTGATTATCCTATTGGCAAATATTATGCAGAAAGCGAAGATATAGCAAAAGAGTTTGGTGATAAGATAGAAAAAACAACAATAGATAAGTCAAAAATATTAGATGTTACAGAAATAGAAACTGTTGGTGAGTTGCTAGATAGGGTTGGTGGATATTTGGATATAAACCCGTATAGTTCAGTCCAAAGAGATACAACTATAAAGCATTTGGGTTCACAATGGAATGTGTTAGAACAAATGATGCGAGGTACAGATGCTATTGAGAAATTAAGAGAGCAAGGGTTTCAAGCAATAAGATTTATTGATAAGACTGGTGGCAAAAAACATCCATCAGTGGTTACTTTCCACCCCACCCAGCCAGAGGGAGAGCCACTAATAGCAGAAGCGAAGAAGTATAAGACGGCTGAGGAGTTTGTGGAGAGTTTTAAATCTGGGTTTAGGGGTAGGGGGAAAGAATTTGGAGAGCCTTTAACGCCGAACGAAGCTACGGGAGCGTCATATTTTAGTGTAGATGAAAGCGTTGCTGGAGATTATGGAGAAACAGTTAAGGCTCATTTGAAGTCAAAGAATATGGCTTATTTTGGAGATAGAAGTGAGTTGATAGATGATTATATTCAAAAGACTATGCCAGAAAAGATGGAAAATTGGATTGAATACGCGAATAATTATATGGGTATGCCAGAGGAGGCATTTCTTTCTTATTTAAAAAAGGATACAAAGGGAGCAATTAATCCGTATGATGAAGCTGATAAGATATTGATCCCATACCTCAAGAAGCAAGGGTTTGACTCTCTAGAGTTTAGCGATCAGACAATGGAAACCACTGAATATGTTATCTTTGATCCTAAAAATGCTTTCACCAAGCAACAACTCACCGACATCTGGAACAAGGCTCAAGGAGAGGGGGAGGTAGGAAAAGAAAGGACACGGCTTCTTAAACAAGAAGATGAAGAAATGCGTGTTGAGCCATCTGCTAAAGAGTTGCTAAAGAAAGCGGCGGCACAAAAAGAAATAAAAAAAGAAACATCAGAGAAATTTGAGGAAAACAAGGAATCTCTGCCAATAGAAATATCTAAAGACGATATTCCTTATAATATTGCATATCAAGCTCATCAAGGTACGAGCATGAGTCCTGAGAAGCGAGCAGAAACAACCCAGCAAGACTATCTATATACAATGCAAGACTTTTATGACGGATTAAAGGATATTGCTAAGACGGATGCTCAGAAAGCAATTCTAAAGTCTGAGATGGAATCTTTCAAGGAAGGATACATCAAAAGAGAATTAGCTGTATTATCTGCTAAGAGCAGGACAATGAGTTCCATGGTTGTTGGCCCTGCAAACTTTCCAGTAGCTAGAAACAAAAAGAGGCTTAATGCAGAGCAAGCTAGGACAGAGGAACTTTTAGAGTTTATAAAGAAAGCAAAAACGCGAGCAAGGAAGCGGATTAACAAGCAAGAGATTGAAGATCGTGGCGGTGAGTATGAAGTTGCCAAGCAAGAACTTGCCAAAGAAGAGAAAAATTTACAACTAATGAAAGATGTTAATAAATTATTACGGAAGAAAGGGATAAGTAAAGAACGGAAAATTCAAGAAATTATTAAGATGTCTGGATGGAAAGAGAGTACTGTTGAGAAGTTATTTGAACCTGATTATTCAGGAAGGCAAGGATTTCCAAGTTTTGAATTGACAAATAAAAATGCGAGAATAAAGAGATTGAAGGAAAAAATAGGATCTATGGAAAAGGCAGATACATTAAGCGGTGAGGAAGTTATCGTTGAACGTAATGGAATAAAGGTTGTTAATAATTTTGATGAACAGAGAGTACAAATGTTGTTCGACGAGAAGCCAAGTGATGAATTAAGAAGTAAATTAAAGTCGTCGGGATGGCGATGGAGTCCTCGGAACGGTGCGTGGCAACGGCAGAACACATCAAATGCTATCAATAATGCAAAGCAGTTTGTTAGAGAAAACTTTGGATCTGGCGAATCCTACATAGCATCTAGCGGTGGATATACTGGAAAGGTGAAAGATAGTGGTGGAACTACTGGATCTGTAAAAACTCAGAGAGAAGAAACGAAGAAAGAACCTTATAAGGGTGGTTACGGAACGATAGAGTCTAGTGAAAAAGCTGTACAGAACAGAGAGAAGCAGAAAGTTGCTAAGACAGATTACAGCAAGGTATCCGAAGAACTGCCTGAAAATAGCGGTGTAATTGACGAAGCGTTAAAGATAATATCTCCTGCTAGTCGTGAAGGAACAGGAATCGCAAAGAAGATATTGAGGAGCAATGTTTCGCAGTTAGCGCATAAGGATGTTGTTGCGGTTGAGGCACTAAAGAAAGCGCATAGGGCATTTACATGGATGAGCGATGCAGACAGTCTTGACTTTATTGACCGTATGGAACGAGGTGCGGAACAGAAAACTCCAGAATTGCAGAAATTTTCTGAGATGTTTAGAGATTTGCTGGATAGCAGAAGGGAAGAGGTTAGGCAAATAGGAAAAGGGCATCTTGAGAATTTTATCGAAAACTATTTTCCTCACATATGGAAGGACCCTAAAAAAGCTAAGAACATTATTATGTCAATTATGGGAAAGAAGCGGCTTGAAGGATCTAAGTCTTTCCTTAAACAACGAGTAATCGTTTCGACAAAAGATGGTGTAGAACGTGGCCTTGAGCCTGTAAGCTACAATCCAGTTGATCTTGTATTGTTAAAGATACACGAAATGGACAGATATATAATGGCACAAGATATTATCCGAGATCTTAAAGATCGAAGATTGATAAAGTTTGTATATTCAAGATCTAAGACACCAGAAGGGTATAAGAAGATAAACGATAATGCTTTTACGGTGTTTATGCCGCCAGAGATAACTAAGAACGATTATTACGATAAAATGTTAGTGGATCAGATGATGGATGTAGCATTATCTTTAGGAGTTGACACAAAAAGGTTTGTTAATATTGGTGGTGGAAGGTTAGGTTACGCACAATGGTATCCCGGACAGAAGGGTGGCGAAAAAGTAAGAACAAAAATGGCAAGTCCAGAAAGCACTTTAGCACATGAGATTGGACACATTTTAGGATATAGATATGATCTATACAATCTTCTTGGTCGTAGAATGGAAGGTGAACGTAAGGTGCATAAGAAAGGCAAGAAGGCTGGGCAGTCATACTTTAAACCTACAAAAGAAGCCGTTGAATACCGACGAGATATTGATGCTCAATGGCGAGCGTTAGCTGATGCAAGAGGCCATAAACCTGAATATGCAAGAAAAGCCAGAGAAAAAGAGGCTGTATTGTTAGAGGCTATGATACACGCACCAAATGTGTTTGAAGAAGTAGCTCCGGATTTGTTTAGAGAGTTTACAAAGTTCTTGAATAATCAAAGCGAATTAAGGCCTCTTTTAGACATTAAGCCATCTCTTGTTAAAGGAGCAAACGCGGCAAAAATAGCAGTTCCAGGGTTTACAACATTAGGTAGCTTCATGGCTCCTGAACCAGTAGCGTTACTTCTAAACAATTATTTATCTCCTGGAATCAGGAACAACGATAATAAATTGATTTCTGGCGGATATAATATGCTAAGAGGAGCAGGAAACATTTTAAACCAGGCTCAATTAGCATTTAGTTTATTTCATGGACTTAACGTAACAAGCGATATGGCTATTTCTACTTTTGGTCTTGGCCTGAGGCGGCTAAACACTAAAGGACAACGATGGAAAGGTTTATCTGACATAATAGGTGTGCCATTATCTCCAATAACAACGGTGTGGAATGGTATTCGGATTAAGAAAGCATATACTCAACAGATAGATCAGATAACGGATCCTAAACTACAAACCATGATAAAGGCGATTATTGCGGCAGGTGGCCGCGATCGTATGGATGTATTTTATTATAATCAACAACTTAAAGCACTAGAGAAAACCTTTGTTGATATTGTCAAAGGTGATGTGCTTACAAAAGCCAAAGGAGTTGCAAAACTTCCATTCAATCTATTCGGATCATTGTTTGAAGTTGCGGCGAAACCGTTGATGGAATGGTATGTTCCTACTGGCAAAATGGGATTGTTTGCTAAATTAGCACAACATGAAATGGAGAGGGCTGAGTCTGGCCAAATAAATCAAGATCAATTATGGGAGAGGCTAACAAGCGTGTGGGATAGCGTTGACAACCGTATGGGGCAATTAGTTTATGACAATTTATTCTGGAACAAGACTTTGAAAGATGCCGCCATGTTGTCGGTAAGGTCTGTTGGGTGGAATCTAGGATCCTGGAGAGAGTTTGGTGGATCATTTGTGGATACAGCAAGAACAAGGCAAAGGATAGAAGAAGGCGATCTATGGTTAAGTCATAAGATGGCATACACTATAAGTGCTGTGACTATTTACTCTATTCTAGGAGCAACAATCCAATATTTGCTTACAGGAGAACCGCCAGAAGAGCCGAAAGACTATCTTTTTCCAAAAACAGGGAACAAGAATCCTGATGGATCGGATGAGAGGTTATCTTTACCAACATATGCTAAGGATTGGTGGGCGTGGTCACACAGGCCTATACAGACTGCTACGCATAAACTACATCCATTGTGGGGAACGCTTGGCGATCTGGCCACAAACAAAGACTTTTTTGACACAGAGATTCGGCATGGTGGCGATCCTTTCTTGCAACAAGGAATTGATTTTATTTCTCACATAGGAGAGAACTTTAAGTCAATTTCTCGAAAGAACTACGAAAAGATGCAAAAGACTGCTCCCGAACAAAGGCTCAGGAACGCTATGGTATCTATAACTGGTATAACATCTGCACCTTCTTATATAACGAAGTCGCCAGCGCAGAAGCTAATGACAAGGTTAATTGTTGATAAGATACCGCGTGGAGCGAGGACAAAGGAGCAGTTTGAACGATCTCAGTACAGAAAGGTATTAAAAACAATGCTTCGAAAGGGGATGGAGATTGATGAAAAAGAAGCAATAGAGATATTAGGTTTCCGCTCATACAGCTCATTATTAAGAGAAGCGAGAATGGATCCCTTTTCGGATTCTTTTAATAGGCTTTCTTTTAGAGATGCTCTGAGCGTTTATACAATAGCAACACCTGAAGAAAGGAGTCAATCCAAGAATATATTAAGAGGAAAGTTTAGCCGCGCAAAGAAATTCACGACAGAGGAAAAAGAATTATACTTTGAGTTAATGAAATAACTACCCTTATGGTTTCGACAGCCCTCACCTTAATCGGTGGGGGTTTTTTGTTTTATTATTGTTTGACAAATGTAAAATAGATGATATACTTTTAAGTAGGAAAGGAGGTTAATATGAAAACGACGCATTTAGGGATCAGGATTCCCGACGAGACAAAGAAACAAATGGTTAAGGCACAGAAAGAACTACGGTTTGACACACTAACAGCTTTTATAATTTATTTGTTTGATAAATTTAGAAGCGAAAGGAAACAGCCATGATTAAGCCACAACAAAAAACAGTTTGGAGAAGTCCGGAACAAAAAATGAGTTCAGAGTATGGGATGATCCCTTACGAAGATTGGTGTATGAAGGAGATCAGCCGGATGAAGAAAGGAAACCCGCATTTGGATTATTTCATCGAAAAGAATGAGGATGGAAAGATCGCTCTTTTCGTGAAAACAAGAGAAAGGGTAAGGACTTAACAATTATGAGCAATGGCTTAATTAAAAGGGAGGGTATTATGAACCGAGATTGGACATGGCAAGAAAGGCTAAACGACGCTAAATGCTCAGAATATGGAAAAAAACTAAGAAATATTAAGGATAGAGAATCCTTAGTACAGCTTTATTGGGATGTAATTGGAGACGAATGTAACGAACTTTGGGGATTCAGCGATGAAAAAATAAGAATGTTGTTGATGGATCATTACCAAACCACATTGGAGGTGTGATTATGGAAAACGAAATTATTGAAGTACCTAACAGCGAAGTAACAGTTATGCGAGAGCCAGGAAAGGTTCTGACAGAAGCAAAGAAAGCAGCCGACGCGCTTATGCAAGTTGTGGCTCAGAAGAAGAAACCTGTTATCATTAACAACGAGCAGTATCTTGAATTTGAAGATTGGCAGACATTGGCACGGTTTTACGGACTGACAGTCAAGGTCGTTTCTACAAGTCTTGTTGATGTTGGTGGCGTTCAAGGATATGAGGCAGTTGCTCATGTTATCCGCGGAAACGATGGGATGGTATTATCGTCCGCAGAATCAATGTGCTTGAATGATGAAAAGTTGTGGAACAACAGACCTTTGTTTCAGTTGCGTAGCATGGCGCAGACGAGAGCCTGTGCTAAAGCGTTAAGGAACGTCCTTGCGTGGGTGGCTGTCTTGGCAGGGTTCAAGCCAACTCCG